GAAATGCGCTCATGCTCAGGTCTGAACTCAGGCATCTCTTCAGTCAAGCGATAGTTCATATCTTCTTGAACACGCTCCGCTGCTTCTTTCTTTTCTGGAGTTTCTTTACCAATAATCTTAGTTTTTACTGGGCCAGCTGCTGGGAACGTCTCCATTATTGTTTCTGATTGAAACTTAACCAGAGCTTCGGACATAAGAGGGTGTGTAACACCACAAGCACCTGCCCACGGTTCAGTTCTTTCTTCTAACTTCATACCCAGAAGGTCTAAACCATCTACGTAAGTCTGAATCCAATCCTTTCTACTACTAACATCGTCGTCATAAGCATCTACTAAGTCTGAAGCGAGCAACGATAACTCATCTTCCCCCATAAATTCAGCTAAGTTAGCATCAAAGTCCTCATCGCTATCCTCGGCTTTCTTCATGTCTATCTGCAGACCACCTACATCTATCTCAACAGCCTCTGGATCCTCGATAGTTATCTCTAAATCGGGTTCTTCCATCATTTGTTGGTCGATACCTTGGGGTGCAGCGTACAAGCCTTTGTCAATCGCCATGATTAGTCCTTAATAATATGCTTTGCTTCTCTGTGACTTGAAAAATTTTGGCTCGTCCGGCTCGTCACTTGGTAACCGTATGAACCCACCTTGTCTAAATCGTGCTAATGCTAGTGTTGTTGCATCAACTAAGTCATCATGTTCGCCTGATGGGAAGGACGCAATCTCATCTACCAGCTCTTCAGCCCATCTTGTATCTGGAACCCATACTTTACCTGACGCTATTAAGTCAGAAACTGCATTTAATCTACTAATCTTGTCTTGACCTTTGCCCGGACTGAATTCCATCGCAGGTATACCCATCGCCCTGAACTCATATATCAGCGGCGCACCCGTTGCTTTCTTCTCGATCAGTATGTTATCAGGTTCCCAATCTTTGTAATGCTCAAATGCCGTCTTTTTAAGCTCAATCCACTCCATACGCGCTTTAAATGCGTTCAACAGAATGATATTTGCCTGCCCATCGTCCTCATCGTTGTAAAAAATACCCCATGTTGTGCACGCAGAATAGTCAGCGCGAGTGTTTTTCTCGAACGCAGTATCCCAAGTTTGCAGAATATAGTCACATTCTGGGGGTCTTTCGCTCTCCCAACGCTTCCACCACTCTCTTTTTACAATCGCCGAGCTATCTGAGGTGGGTTGTTGCTGGTACTGAGCCATCCATTTGCCGTTTGGCAGTTCAGTATGTAGCTTTTCTAACTCATCAATCGACCAAAACTCAGGCCAGAGGGGATTTCCAGACGGGAGAATCGCGGGAAACTCAATAACCTCCCATTCATCACCGCCCCGTGAGGCACTGGATTTAATCACTTGTCCTGTTAAATCACGCAACGACCATCTAGTCATCACGATTACGATGGATCCACCCGGTTGTAGACGCTGCCTCGGTCCGGATGTGTACCACTCATAAACCTTATCGTATATCTCTGGGTTGACTTGGGCTAATGCTGCCTCTTGTTCACTATGTGGGTCATCAATTATTAGGATGTCTGCACCTTTACCGGTTACAGCACCACCCACACCAATAGCGAAATAGTCACCACCCTTACTAGTATTCCATCGTCCCGCTGCTTTTGAGTCTGCTTGTAGTGCTAGCTCTGGGAAGATTTTTTTGTACGCTTCCGAGTCGACGAGGTTACGGACTTTTCTACCGAATCCGACTGCAAGTTCTGCTGTGTGCGACGTTTGGATAACTTTTTTGCTCGGGTATTTTCCGAGGAACCATGCTGGGAGGAGATAGGAGGCAAATTCACTTTTGGTGTGTCGGGGTGGCATATTGATGATAAGACGCTTACATTCACCTCTAGCCACTCTTTCAAACGCTTCAGCCATTCTCGCATGATGTCTACCTCCAATAAACGTGGGCCATACTTCTCCAACAAAGGACAAGAACTTATCTTGTGCTAATTCTTTACGCTTTAATTCTTGTAGGGTCTCCAGCTCGACCAAAAGCTGACGCTGCTCCTGCTCTGATAACAGAGGGAGAATCTGGGGTATATCTTTCAAAGAGACGCTACTTAGTAGGCTCTGTATCTGGGTCTGGGTCATCTATGCTTGGGTTTGGATCAAGCCTTGGATCTGGGTCGGCGATGCCTAACTCTTCATCCAAACTATCAGTCAGTGGGGTTACATCAATAACGTTGGCATTAAGTAAGCGTTTGATGCGTTCTTTGATTGCCTCTTCCAATCCTTCGGAAGTTTTGTGATTAACCGTAATCTCACTTCGTTCAGTAAACAAGCCTATGTCACTGTGCTTACCTAACAACTCCAACGCCTTTAGCTCATACCTCGTGTCACCGCAATTGGCGATTTCCAAAAGTTTAGCCGTGATAGCTGAGCGGACTTCATTGGCATCCGCAGCTAACTTATTAGCGTAGGTCTTCAAAAACAATGATGCAGCAAAAGCAGTCTCGGGGCGTTTGAACTCCTTAGCAGCTTTGGCTCTCGACTTAAACAGATCAACTGTCTTGTCTAGATCATTAGTATCGATCTCAATAGAGGAACCGAGTTCTTTCAACAGATCAGCTGTATTGGCAGCAACGACAACTTGGTCGTGGAAGGTTTTGGCCTCCTCGGGTTCTGTTGTGTAAGGGACCGGCTTGCCCTCTGTGGGTTCGATATTAACCATGCCCGATTATATAGCATAAATAATAATACGTGTCAAAAATGATTTGGGACTCCTACCCGGGGGGTGTTTCTGGGAAACGATGTTTGTAAGACAGTGTTAGAAAAGTCATGGGGGTGGGTATTGGCTGTGCAAATTAGTGTGTATAGGGATGCTGGGACTCCTGCTGCCTGTATTAGGGGGTAGGGGGTCCGCCACTCTGGTTTAACTTTTGTTGTGAGCCACCGGCTTGCGCTGTTAGTTATGCCGCCATGCTGTCAACGCTCTACGAATCAGCCCGCTGCAGGCGAAATTTTATCTTATTATTGCTTGCGTAATTGTAAGACATTTAGGTCTAAACTCTGTACAATGTAAGACATGGAAAGCACAAAACGATGTTTTCCTAGCTAGTAGTACAGAGTCGGGGCGATGATTAATTGATACGTCATTTAGTCATTGGTTCGGTTAACTCTGGTAGCGAATAACGGTTCTTTAAGAGCATGGCTAGATAGCAGTAAACAGTCGGGCAAGGTATATCTATAAGGGCACTAGATACCGGCTTGGGCGGAGTTTAGAATTGAATTGATGAAGTATGCGACACGTGATTTTTCGGGGCGGTCGCAGAGATAATCTCAGTATTTTCTAAGCGATAGGTTGACGGTTTTCGGGTACGTCAATAACCCAAGATGTGGGAATGTGCGAGTCGATATACTCTGGAATGAAAAAGACAGCGACTGAGCTTTACCCTGCATAGGCATTACACTTAAATTGTGTAGTGTTTATGTTCGGTAAATCTAAACTAACTAAAGGAAATTATCATGGAAAATATCGCTCTGTTTAATTCTGATTCTGTTAACTCTGCTATCGCTGAGTATCCTACAGCGCAAGTTATTGTTGCCGGTTTAACAGCTACAGAAAAGAAATTATCCGTAGTTAATCAGGCTAGCACTTCTGCGCTTATGTACTTATCTGGTAACAAGGGCAAGGTCGGCAAAGCCGCTCGTGAAAATATGTCATCGCTTGGTGAAGCTGCTATCGCTAAGCACTGCCGTTCTGGTAACTATAAGCCTCTCGCTGATGCTATCGCTGCATTGTTAGGTGCAAGCCTCACTATCTCTAATCGTGGCAGCTATGAAACATTGGCAGATAGATTCGCTGACCAATTACGTGACCTGAAAAATGACGGGTTCATCGCTTGTAAGAAAACCAACACAATGAAGCCAAGTGCTAAGCGTAACACGCTCGTGCAAGTTATTAACTTGGTAACTGAAGTACAGTCTATCGCTGCGTCGCTGTAATCAGGTGGTGTTATGAGTTTACACAAGGGGCTTCGTGCCCCTATTTTTATTGGGAGTCATTATGCGAATCAAATCAGGGCAAGGTAATGTATCTATCGCTAAGGTAGTAACCGTAACTCGTGCGGCTAAGGTTTTCAAGCTAGACAAGGGCAAGCTAGGTGTCGATATGCCCAAATTGAAACAAGGCTGGATTGGCAAGCGTGTTCAAGGTGGTCATGCCCCTATGCCGTATCGTCAACAAAGCGGCAACTTCGGTCGTGCAAATAAGTCCGCTCGTGTAGCACAAGCTGGTGTATGGGCAGATTAAGCTTACAATGCCATACAATGTAAGGGATTTTGTGCTTTGTAAGAAAATTATGCACGCTTTGTAAGAATCTTACAATACAAAATCCCTTTTAGTATCAATGACTTACGCTTATATGCCATACAATGTAAGGTTGTAAGAGAATTTTTGCAGTGACTTTGGGGAATCAAGGTCGGTCGGACTATCTCGCAAGTCCAGAAAGTAGCAAGCCTCACGTAGAGTCAATTTCTCAAAATCTCTTACATTATTACAATATACTATATCTAGTAGGGTAGTAACTCTATAACCCGCATAAATACTAGGTTTCACTTTGTAAGAAAATAATCTTACAATACCCTGCATTTTTCTTACAATCTTACAATACTTTTCTTACATTACGGAGCTAACAATGAAAGCCTCAGATATTCTCATGCTTGCTGGCACAGGTTTCCAAATTCTATTCCTAGTCTTAGTAGTACTAGCC